AAAATTCAAATTCTGTAGAAATTTTTGGACCTTCTGGTCTAAATACTATATATGGAATTTCATTACCTACGATAGAATTAACTGCTTCTTGAATATCAGTCGTAAATTCATTTGGATTTCTTACATACTTTAATCTTTTTAATTCAATAATCAATGTTTCTGATACTCCGCGATCTTTTAAATTTAAAGAAACATTATTTTTAAGATCTGTAGGTATTTCATCTATCATATATGATATAGGGGATGCATTTGGTCCTCTGAATGTAACATAAGTATATCCTGTAGCATTTGATTGAGATAGTTTATTAAACTCGATATAAAGTTGTTTAAATTTTTTCATATCATCTTTATTAAATTCTCCTTTAGATATCATATCTATACGAGAGTAGATATCTAATATTAATTTTTTTAAATCTTCATTTTGAATAAATTTAATCCCATCTGATACGACTAAATCATTAATTACACTTAATGTTTTATTAATTTCCTGCCAAAATAAAAATCTCGTAACTTTACCTTTAGTTCCTAAACGAATTGCTTTAGAGTTAGGATAGTTTCTATAATCTTTAACTTCGTATTTTTTATTTCCTACTGTTAAATCAAATGATTCTCCGCCGCCTGACACTTTAGAATTTCTTATTAACGTAGCTAGTAATAATTCTGCCTTACCAATCCCTTTTGGCTCTAAATCATATAATTTTGAACCTACACCTGAAGAATAATCATTCGAAGATATATCTGCTATAGAATCTTTAGAATATAATATTTTTACAAATTCATCTTGCTCTTCTGATGTTAATTTGTTTAAAAACCCGTTTATTGCCTTTGTAGAATTGCCCCCTGGTAGGTTTGCTTTAAAAGTATTAAAATCTTCCTCTTTACCATTCTCAATAAGTTTTTTCTGTAAAGATTCTGGTATTTGTATAGATTGGTTTACAGAGCTTCTTTTTACAGCATCATTAATCATGCCGTGAATATCTTCTTTTGTAAGAGTTATACGTTCTAATAGTTTATTTATCATATTTATATTTTATTTATACATAAAGATAAAGTATAGTTTTCAATTAAACAACCTATACTTTATCTTTATATATTATAAATATCATCTATATATTATTTCCCGCTACTTCCAAACCCACCTTCGCCTCGTTCAGAACTAGATAAATTATCTAATTCTACAAATTCAATTTCTGGGTATGGCATTATAATAAGTTGACCTATACGTTCTCCAACTTCATAACGTTTAGACGGTACTCCACCGGTTTTATTAAATGTAAATTGTATTTCGCCTCTATATCCACTATCAATTACACCGACGCAATTTGATAAATTTAATTCATAATTACGAATAGAGCTTCTTGGAAAAATTAAACCAACATATCCTAAAGGTATTTCTACAGAAATTCCAGTACCATAAGTTATTTGAAATCCAGAGTCTTTAATAATTTCCGTTGCAGTCAAATCTAATCCAGCATCTCCTGCTTTTGAATACTTTGGTATTACTGCATCTGGGTGTAATTTTTTAATTCCTACTTTCATCTTTATTTATTTTATAATATTAAACTATAACACATCCATCTGCGCCGCAAGCAATTTCTCCGCTAAGATTAGTATTGTCTATTAATTCTACTACTTGAGATAAATCAATATTAACTAATGAGTTCATTAACTCTTCGTATTTTTCTGCGGTAATATCTTCAAACGGAGCTTGAATATATGTATGATCTGCATAAGGAAGAACTGAAAGACCGTTATAACAATTTTTATTCTCCCACATCCATTCACCTACTGTTTCCCATTCATCGTCTTTTATAGAAACTGTCGCAGAAATGTTATGTGTATTTTGTCCTGTTCTGTGACCTGGCTTAACCCAATTTGTATAGAACCATTTAACGCGCTCCAATAACTCAATAGCAGATTCTGTTCTTAAAATAGAACCTTCTGGGGCTTTTTGAGGTACTGAAATAACTGCAGTATCATGAGGTCTAAAATATTCGTCTTCAATAAGCTCTGGATGATTTATTAATAAATGTGTATATAATGATTCATTTTTACCAATACGCATTCTTCTAATATAGTAATCATTGTGCCAAGCATGAATACCGCTTGAAGTTCCTAATACTAATGAAGAAGTTCCGCTAGGCTTAATTGTTGTTGTTCTCGCTGCACAATTAATACCAATTAAATCTGCTACTCGTTTGTTTTCGGCATTAACTATATTAGCAGCTTCTGCCATGTTATATTGTTGAGCTTTACCCGAACCGACACCTGTAATACCTATTCCTATTAAAGCTTCTTTTTCTGTTGTTCTTTGCCAAACTGGTCTTAGATAATGAAAATCTGTATAACCTGCTTGAAGCGTGCCTACAAATGCAGCGCCTTTAACTCTTTCATTTAAATCTTCTTGAGATTCGATATTACTTACATTTACTTCACATAAATTACAGAACTGAAATGGTCTAAGAGCAATTTCACAACAAGGATTAGTTCCCCAATCTTTATCATTATTTAAATAAATACCAGGTTCTCCTGCTCCAGATGCTTTAATCTTATCCCAAAGAGACATAAAGAATTCTTTTGTAACTCTATTACGTAATAATACAGCTGAGTTATTCGCTCTTCCTCTTTGAGGATTAAGTTCCCACCATGGACCAGATTTTGCTGCAATCATTTCATCGTCATCAGCACTAAATAAACTAATTAATGCAGCTCTTCTAATACCGCCTGCTAATACTGCATCGGCTATATGGCATACGATATCATGCGTTTCAATAGAAGTTAATTTATCGCCTGTATTCTTAGAATCTAAAATACCTTGAATTTTAACGATACATTCTTTTAATGGCTGAGGTCCTGGAGCTTTACCGCCTGATGTTACAAGCTGAGCGCCCTTTTGTCTAATATCTGAAAAATCAAATACTAATGTAGAGCCACCTTCAAAATAAGTTTTCATTAATACTTTAATAGCATCTGCCCAACCTTCAATAGAATCTCCAATTAAAAATCTTCTACGCTTAGAAGGATTTGGTTTGTTTATCTCAGGCAATTTTTCTACATGGTGCTTTTGAACAGAATACCCTACGCCAGTACCACCTAATAATAAAAACATTGTTTCTCCAAATGCTCTGTAATCATCAATAGGTAAATATGCACAATTATAAATTCTATTCGGGGAAAGTTCAATTGACTTACCTCCAAATTGTAAACTTCTCATTGAAGGAAGTATTTTACGTTCATATACAAGTTTGTATGTTTGTTCGATTTCTTCTTTTAAATGTGGATACTTTTTAATATGCATCTGCATATTTCTTGTTACGATTTCGTCCCACGTTTCTCTCCTTTGGACGTCTTGTTGATACTTAGCATACTTATTGTATACTGTAAGATCAGAGAGTATCTTGTTTGAAGTTTCCATTGTTTTTGTTGTTAATTAAATTGTGTATGTTTTAAATTATTATTAATCATAACCACCCTTATTTGGGTATTTATAAATATCTTTTACGTTATATTTTATCCTAGTGAATCTCCTAAAAGTTCTGAATATTTTGTGGCTAAAGACTTTCTTGTTACGGTATCTTCATCCATATCTGTTTTTGTTTCTCTTCCCTTGACAGAAGATTCTTGATACATATCAATTCTTCCATTAGACATATTAAGTTTAGTTGGCAAAGTTAATCCATCAGGCCCAAATCTATTTTTAATAAAATGTACTCTTCCCGTTCCAGCTATCTTATCTGTCGTCTTTCTTGCTAATGAAATAATAACATCACCAATCATAATCTTACTAAATGAAGAAGCTACTTGATCTGATGTAATAATATCTGATTCAACTGAACTTCTATTTGCTTGAGATGCTGTAACTAATGGTATTTGATATTCACCTGCTAATCCTCTTAAATCTTCGTATGTAGTTTCTAATTCTTCATGAAGCTTTTCTTTTGATTTAGCAGATCTTAATAAATCCGCATAATCTACAATAACGATGTCTGGTTTTATTCCTTGCATTATTATCTTATCTAAATGAGCTTTTAAGGTCGTTACTGATGCTGTTTTTGTAGGAAAATACTTTAATATTAATTGACCTGTTAATTTTCCTAATTCACATTCTACTTCATCTAAGTTATATTTTAAGTTCGCAGTTGCTATTCCTGTAACTACCGAATCATATCTTTGAGCTACATAAGGCTCTGATAATTCCATAGTATAATGTACTACCGTTTTACCTTGTCTTAATAAATGAGCTCCGACATTAATCATCGCAGTTGATTTACCCGCTCCTGGTCCTGCAACAAATATAATAAGTTCTCCTTTACCAATACCACCATCAACTAATTCATTAAAAGCAGTCCAAGGTGTTGCAAGAGTCTTTCGAGCAGATTCTTCATATCTTTGCTTAATATCTTTTAAGTAATCCATTCCAATATCTTGATTGGTACCTGATTTCATAGCAGTATCAATTTTACGTTTGATATTATCATATTCACCTGTTTTAAGTAAATCAACAGATTCGATAATAGCAGTTTTGATACATTGATTTTTACAAAAATTAACACATTCTACTTTTACAAACTCTAAATCTTCTGCTTCTACATATCTTAGAATATCTTTTAAAGATTCAACGATTGACATTTTTAAAGGTTCTGATGTAAGCTCCATTGCTTTTACTTTAAAAACTTCTAATGTAGGTATTGCCTTATATTCTACATAATATTTCATAATTACTTCTACAATCCAAGAATTGGCTTCAGAGTCAAAATATGAAGGTAATAGAATATCGAATATTTGTTGAAGAAATCCTTTATCTTTAATTAATGCGGCAATAATTTTTAATTGAAACGTCTTACCATACTGCGTAAATTTATCTTGATTCATAGCTCTAATATATAATATACTTTTCTAAATATCAAGAATTATTTGTAGTTAATGCAAATTGATTTAGTTGATTGAATGTATTTAAAAATTGTATAGGGTCTTTAATATAATTGTATCCTTTATCTGCCGTTAATATTTGAATAAACTCATTTTTATTTATTAAAGAAACTTGTTCGTTAAATTTATCTAAAACAAATAATTTATGAGAAGACGGTATATCTACAGAATGTAATTGCATTAGTTTATAGTTTCGTATAATATCTAATTTAAACTCCAAAATCTTTTTATATAGTTTGTCTGTTTTATTGTTTTCCAAGAATTCCAAAAATTCATCTAAGGAAATGACTTTGTTTTCTTGTAGAAGTTGTATTTTACATACTGTTTTAGGACCTATACCAGGAATACCAGGTATATTATCAGATGAATCTCCTATAAATACCTTGTATAAATGATAATTAGACGCCGGAATCCCAAATCGTTCTTTAACAGTGTCTTCTTTATATAGTCGCTTTTCTACAGGCCTATATACATTAACTTTATTATTTATAAGTTGTAAATAATCTTTATCATCTGATATTAATAAAATATCACTATTATGTTTAGTTGCTATATCAGTTACTAAGTAAGATATTAAATCATCTGCTTCTACATTATCAGCCGTTAATACAGTCGTTGGTGTACATCTTAAATACTGTATCAATCGAACAAACTGATGCTTCATTGAAAGCTGTTCATCTTCAGCATTTTCAAATATCTCAGCTCTGTTAAATGATTTAGGCTGTATTCTGTTACCTTTATACTCAGAAAATATTTCTCTTCTT